TTACTATCACTCAACAAACGGAAATGAGCCATCTGATAGTTTTCCAAATCTTCAATCTTGTTACCATATGGAAGATTGACTTGGAACTTTACGAAATTCTTATTTTGTAGATGCGCATTTTCTACACGGGTCACATAGTAACTACTGAGTGGTTCAACCATGTAAACACCATACTCTGGACTGATGTGCATTCTCAAATAAAAATCGCCATACTTGACCAAACTACGAGTCCACGACCAAAGGTTGAATTCGATGTTCAAGATGTCATAGAACAAATTATTTAAGATGCTCTTGATATCATCGTTGGTGCTACGAACGGTAATGATGTCACCCATTTCGTTACGAGTGGTGCATTCATCAGCATAAATGTCCAATGCGGATGCCAAAATTGGGTCCATGTCCATTGTGTCATAATCACGAAACAGTTCTACACGACTGCTTTGATATGACAAATTGAAGTCACGGGTATACGAATTATACGCAGTAGTTCTGAGACGATTGAAACGATCTCTTAAACTATTACGGTCGGTAGCATACTGAATTTCATCGGTGTCGATGACCTTGAGCTTTTTGCCACCTACGTTACGAACAATTACGTCGTTGCTGAAAAGTCTCTTCAGCCTAGCGTAAAGTGACCTATTTTTTAACTCTTGAAATGATTTGTCATCCATATAATGCTATCTTATATATAAGTATTACAACAACCAAGTTAGTGATTCTTTTTTACCTGTGCCTGGAACTCCGCCTCCTCCAGTTTCAAATTGCCACGTTTCTTGAGGTGATTGAATGATTTTATATTGTGATGATGGACCAGGCGTTGTATTTGTTACTTTTGTTATTCCGCCCAACATTGTTCGTGTATATGCCATTTGTTCAGTTCTTAACTTTAATGCGGTTCCACGGACCCATAGACCAATACTAAGAGCCATAACCAAATCGTCATTATAACCCCTCATTGCTTCTGCCTTAGGTCCATTCCAGATAAACACATTAAGTTCCTCATATGACCTAATAGACCGTATAGTGACTGATTTGTCTCTGAAACATGATTCCATATTACTTACCATCAACGGTCTATTCTTGTTAGTAGTTGTAAATCCAGGCACCAATTTCTTATCTTGAGCATTAAGTTTGTTTGTATAATTATGTTCTACATCAACCACATTCAGATCTGGTGTGCTATAGAAAGTGTTTTGATAATCTCTATCAATAATTTGTTGTAGTGTTCCCCAACCAATGTTGTTATTTTCTACGACAAGCAACGCACTGTTATATTCAGTTGCAATTGCCACCAACAAGTTACCATAATCTTTGGTAGTTAACTGACCCTTATACTCCGCTACTTGTGTCAATGTGTCAACATCAAATACATGAAATGCACTATAGTCAGCACCATCACCACGAGCACAGTCAGCAGATACGATATAGTTTTTGCTATTGTCTGGACGATCCCAAATCCACAAATCTTGACTTGCTCCACGTTTTTCAACTGGATCTTTGATGTAAGTTTGTTTGTAAAACTCAAGAGTATCAACCGACACAACTTGATTACCAGATGTTGAAAAGTCACAATCACACTCTTGAGCAGCACCTTTTACACCAGACAATTCAGTTTGTTTGTCACGCCAAGCTTGATCACGTTCTGGATGTAAATGCCATGGTAATCTAATTGTATTGAAACCATTTTCTCCAGCTTCGGCAGCAACCCATGTCTTGTGGAAAAAGTTACCAACACCATTAGGGGTCGATAACAAAATAGCTCTACCACCAGTTGACAACGTATACTGAGCAGACAACCAAATTTCTTCAATACCATCAATGAATGCAGCTTCGTCAATGATTAGAAGTGACAATGCGGCAGAACGACCTGCGGTTCCAGCACTTGACACAGCTTTAATTTGAGAACCATTTTTAAGACGTAGTGACAAACGATTATCTTCTACACATGGAACTTTTAACCATGTAGGAAGATTGTCATTGGCAAATCTAACCTTTGTAACAATTTCTTTTGCAGTCTCTTGCGTGATACTGATGATCAAAATGTTCTTGTCTGTATGGAACGTCATCAACCACAAACTATATGCTGCCGTCAAAGTAGAAATACCCATCTGACGACTCTTTAGAATGATGTTGAGACTATGATCCACCATGTCTTGTAGAGCACCTTCTTGGAAGGGATACAAGTCAAAGTTGCAGGTTCCCTTGACGGGATGTTGAATTTTGACATACTTCTTCATGAAGTATATCGGATTTTCAACACACTTCTTATACTCCTGCTTTATTATTTCTCTTAGATTTTGCTGACTCATATTCTTTTTCTAAATTGTCAATAAACGTGTCGATTTCTGACAATCTAGCATTTACATACTCAAGATCCTTCAAAACATCTTGTTTGATCTTATCAAGACCGGTCTCACCCTCCCACTTTTCTATAGAACCATCTTCGTTGATAAACTCAAGAGGTTTACCCTCTTTTTCTTCACACCACTTGAGAGTTTCATCAAACTTCTTTTTGTATTCAGACAAAATTGCTTTCTCATTCTTAAAGTCACGGATCTTGTCAAAGTATTCCCAAGTTCCATCCATCTTCATCTTAGTTTCATTGTTAGTGAAACAGTCATAACACAAATGTGTCTTGGGCCAAACTTGTGAATCCAAATAGTTACCCCAACGAACGTCGGCACTACATTGCTTACAAATTTGTTTGTTGTCGATTATAACCTTCTTTGGAACTCGACGTTTACTACCATTCTTCCAAACCCATTTACGACCTTGACCATCCTCCCACTCTTCACCTTCTTTACGTGTGGCGTTATTTATGTCTTCGGTGTAACCAACTTGTATAAATGGTCGATTTCCGTCCAGATAATCTTTTACAATCTCCAGATTGCTTTTGCCTTGTGCTCTTTTCATAACCAATATTTATTTATTTTATTTCCCAAAACCACTTTGTAGTCCCTTAATAATGAAACTACCAGTTATTTTAAATGGACTACTGTGAATACTAGGATCTCTGACCACGATTCCTTCGTGTTTTTCAAGATCACCAATTTCACTAGTAGCATTCTTTAATATTTCATCACCAAGTTTGATTGTTGCCAAATATACAACTGTATCATTGACAACTTTATCTATATCTTGTCCCTCAAAATCCATAGCAATATTCTTACTAGCAACAGCCTTTTGGAACTGTTCACGGGTAATCAATGGTGTTTGAATATTTACATCTTTTAACCAATCCTTCAAACTCTTTGTGACTGGATTGCCTTGTGGATACAAAGTAACCTTTTCACCGAGTGGTTTGGAGAGGTTTGGCTTGGTCTTAAACTTGGTGTCAACACTACCCAATACCTTAAATCCACGTTTCTTAGCAAACACATTCAACTTATTGATATATGATTGCATGACTGTCTTATCATAAGGAATTTCAGTAGCTACTCTGGATTTGACACTACCATCCTTACCAAACGTCTTGGGTTTGATTTCTTTCAAACCGTGAATTGCCAAGAAGTTACCAATGTCTTCGTAACCCAAAACATTTGTTTGTCCCTCAACATATTCAACGTTCAACAAAATGTTTGGATTGTTCAACAAACCAAGAGCCTTCAATTCGTTTGTTGTTGATGGAATTGCATCATCAAAAATTTGAATTACAGTAGAACCAATCTTGATGAATCCATGTTCAGCACCTGTTTCTGGATTTGGTAAAAATCTAGCAGATAGATCTTGTGGACGCATTCCCTTGATGTCTAATGGTTTTGCACTACCACGGTCCATCACAAATTCTCCATTAACTAAACGAATACTTGCATTAACACCGTCAATCTTTACACTGCCAGTTCCCTTTTCCAAAGAATTAATGGACTTTTGAAAGATATCAACTAGTTGTTTTCCGTTGGATGCAAAGTCAAATGGATGTTCCATGTGGCCACCAGCACCACCTTCTCTAAGAACTTCCGACAAAATATTACTCAGCTTTATCATATGGTTTAATAAATGTTTTTTCGAATGTAGATACGCCTTTTAAGTATGAACGTTTGGTTTCATCAAGGGCATCATCTGTAAATTGCCAATTCCAAAACAATTGGTCTGGTGTCTTGAATCCAAAAAATTCAAGAACACTCTTTTGTGTTTGAACAACGTGTTTACCATTCCAGTTCTGACCAACAGCAATAAATCCAGCATCAATATCTTTAACTAGATTGGACTCACCCAAAGTCGAGTGTCTATTTTCAATCCAAGTCAAACGTTCAATCAACTTTTGATAATAACCGTTGGCTTGACCCCATCTGACACTTGCAAAAAATAATACACAATCACTCTCAAACAACTCCTTACTGATCTTCCAAAGTTCGTCACCCTTCTCATTTACACTAGCCCAACAACGATGATGACCACTTGGATTTTGTTCTTTGTTTTTCAATAAAGCACCAATTGTTCCACAATGGTTGCCACCAAACTCTTTGTTGCTACTCACATTACCTTCACATGGAACGATGTGTAGTTTTGTTGTGTCAATCAATGTTACTTTTTCTTTGCCAAGCAACTCTTGAATTTTAATGGCTAACTGACTGCTTTTTGGAACATCGTCTTTATGTTGAGACCAACGATTACTTGTAGTCAATAGTAACACTTTGTTTTTACTACGCAAATAATCCATGGTCTTCTTGTATTTTTTAGCATACAAGTCCATGTCTTGTTCACTTGCTGGCAATTTAGCCTCTGTTAGAAGGTCTGATAGACTAATCATCGCATATAAATATGTGGTGTTCTCAAAAAATATCTATATTAATTTATCAATCTAGTCTGTTCAAATAAACAAAAAACCCCGGCTTTTTAGGGCCGGGGTCTTGATTTAGTTTACTCTAGGTTATTCACCGAAAGTAGCACCAGTTGGCAGAATGTTGAAGTCAAGCAATATGAATTCAGCAGTTCTGGTTGGTTGAATGAAGATTTGACCGTAAAGAATATTGCGATCAATCAAGTCAGGAGTGTTGTTTTCAGCATCCATCTTAACTTGGTAAGCATAGATACCGTTACGTTGTTGAACACTCTCCAAGTATGGATTGACGATACTCAAGAAACGGTTACGTGTAGCAGCTACGTTTTGTTCGAAGACCAAGTAGTTGCTTGAACTTGCGATAAACTTCTTCAAGTTGATCAACAAGCGACGAACATTCACACGATCCAAGGCACTTGGTTGGATTTGAAGAGTCTTTTGACCCCAAACCACGATACCTTGACCTGGGAATGCGGCAATTGGATTGACACGGTTCTCATAGAGAGTGTCACGTTCAGCATGAGTCAATCTGTCAAGAACTTGAACAGCTTGTGGGATTCCACCACGGTTTAGACCGGCTGGAGCATACCATTCAGCAGCTGCGTTGTCGTTAGCGGCATAAACCGATGGCAACACCACAGAAGGTGGAACACTGATAATCTTGTTCAAGTTAGTGTCGAGGATCTTGACCCATGGGTAGTAAGTTGCGACGTAGTTACTATCAATTGTAGCAACCGTGTTGATTGCGGCATTGATCAAACCTACGCTTTGGTTACTTGCTGGGAACACCACGTTATCCATGATGTAGAAACAATCTCCACGAGCTTCACACATATCAATGGTGATCTCGGTGACATAGCTGTGTTGTTCACGGAAGATACCTGGCAACACGATCAAGTTGATATCAAACTCATCGGCGTTACCGAGAGCAGTGATACATTGCTTGTATGCGATACTACCTGGGCTTGTAATGTTTGTGCAATCCAAACCTTGGGTATTACCAGCAGTGATGTCAGATCCAACGTTGATTGGAATTGCTGGCCATTGACCATCAAATCCACCTTGGAATCCAATCACGAACTTACGAAGTCTTACATAAGTAGATTCGTTGACTGGATCGTATACTGAAGGAATACTACCACTCAAACTTGGAGCGAGCAACGAGCCTGTGCTTGCTGCTACACCTTGAGCATAGTATGAACAATCAGTTGTTCCCCATACCTTGGCTTCAAGATCGAAGTCGATGTTTTCACCGTTTTGATCTGCACCACCGTAGTATGGAAGTGGCTTGAAGTATTGTTTTGTATCGTTCTCAATACCAACTCCGAACGAAGCGGTAGGATATAGAGCAGCGATTTCAGCTCCACTTTCTGGAACTTCACCGAACACTGTTCCCGATGGATACTTACCAGGTCCAAGACCATAGATAGATGCCTTACTGTAACGAACTGCTGGCAACAAGTTACCAAGAGTTCCGTCTACTGGAGTTGAATATGATTCGAAACCGTATGGAACAACCGATTGTGGGTATGCCACATCAGTCATTTCGATACGAACATACTTACTCAAGTTTACGTAAGTTCCGTATTCTACGATCTTACTGGTGTTCGTAATGTAAGCATAACGATCACCAATACGACGTGCAACAAAGTTTGCACTGTCTGGATCAAGGTTCAAGTTTTGGAAGATTTCGAGATACTTAGGACGCTTATCGGTGTCACTGTAAGCACGAACAGCAAGAGTGAATGAACCCCAGTTGCTGCCTGGAACAGTTCCGGCCAACTTAACGTTGCTAATTTCGATCTTATACTTCTTGTTGCTCAAGCTACCATCACTTAGAGTGTGAACCTTGAACAACTTGAACTTGGTAGGAACAGCAACTTCATCAGCGCTTCCCTTGAATGGAGCAATTTGTTGACTGTAGATCCATGGTGTCTTAGCATTTGTGATAGCAAATTGTGAATCACCACTGTTAGGATCTAGTGAGTATTGATCCAAGAACTTCATAGACTCACCAACACTGAACGAAGCAGATGGAGCAGTTGCTACTTGCAATCTCCAACCACCACCCTCCGCATTTGGACGGGTCTTTTCAGCAACGAATCTCTTGATGGTGTCTTCGAAGAGGATGTAGTTATAAGCAGCCTCAATCTTTTGACCAGCAATTTGCTTAGAAGGATTACCAACAGTTGGATCAATTCCGAAAACGTCCTTGATGTAGTTGTTGTCGTCTTCATTCAAACTGAAGTCATAGTAACCATAGGTTCCGTCAGAAACGTTACCATCAGTATCAGTCCAGTTGTATCTCAAGATAAGTTGATAAACGTTGTCGTTTGGATTTACAATACCTTGATATGGATATATTGAACTGGTCAATTGACTTACAGCAGAGGTATCGAATCCGTATACTTCATAGTCGCTACTGAATTGTGTCGAAGCATTTTGGGTGTTTGCCAAAACTGCGAGCACAACTGGTGAACGACCAGTAGTAGATGGATTACATGGATCAGATCCACCCGAACCATCAGCTTGGAAGTTTCCTGTAAATGCTCCGTAAGAACCACTCACAAGACCCAAGAATCTCAATGCGGCACCGCAAGTTGCGGCACTACGAACAGTGGCAAAACTACCACTCTTGACATACAATGTGCTTGTAGCATCAAATGTATCTTGATCATATGCCAATGTAATATTGGTTGTAGCACCACCAATATTCAACAAGCTTGAAGTCAACAAGAAGGAAACTTCAGTGCTTTCTTGAATTGCTCGAGCAATTTGTGTTTGTGGTGTAGCTGTGCTACTTCCTTGAGCACTAGAACTCAAGAAGAAATACAAACCAACAGATCCCGAAGGTGCCAAGTTGCCACCATCATCGAAGTATCTGCTGAGTTGTGCAGTTTCTACTGTTCCAAGACTTACTTGTTTACCAGCATACAACTTACTACCACTCAAGTTACCAGTTCCATCATAGTTGGCTGGGAAACCACTGGTCAATGCGGCACTACCAAATCTTGCATTGATACTACCACTAATTGTCAAGTATGAACAATCAAATGTTGAATAAAGATGTGGCGAGAATGCGGTGTTCGCACCAGTTTCTCTGTGAGAACACAACTTTGCATTTGCACCAACACTTGTATCCAATACTACGAATGGGAACTTGACTTGTTGATTATTGATCTTAGTTACCGAAGCAGTCAAATAAGATCCAGATCCGGCTGGGAATCCGGCCACAATATTGCCCGTAATACCACTATCTATCAAAATAGAGGTAAATGCACCAGAACCAGACTTGAAAATATATCCACTTGGTGCCCATTGTGTGACATCAAACCATGCCAAAGCATAGTCAGAACCACCACCTGAAGGAGTTACCTTTAGTCCGTTATCAACAATCGAAGCACTAAATGCTGAATCAGCATTGTATGTGGTCAAACTTACCAATTGATAAGCATCTTTCAATGCTACAAGAGAAGCAGACAAACTGTTGATGTCTGGCAAACTTGAATTTGCACCAACGAAATCAGCAATTTCTTGATTTGTAGTGTTAGAACCTGTAATCCAGATACCTGCGAGAGGGTTTGTTCTGGTTAGAGCGTTTGGTTGAATTTCCCATGATGATGCACTGTGAACATATTGAATGTTTGCAGTATAGTCATCACTGTTCAAATACATGAACGAAGCAGTGGTCAAAGCACCAATGTCTGCGGTTCTCAACCATTGACCTGGCTCAGCATAAACCACTAATGGGTTCTTTTGCCAGTAACCAGTCAATCCACCAACACGGACGATAGTTACAACGCCTTGTTGAATGAGATATTCTTTTGCAGTGTAGGGACCGTAGTATACACCGTCAGCAATACCGAAGCGTTGTTCTAGTGTTGCTACGTCAGTTATAATATTTGGGTAAAACGCAGGTCCGTCAGCAAACGGAGCCACGATTGCACCACCGATGTTGGCTACGCCTTGGGCTAGCCCCGATAAGTCATTTTCTCTGGTGAATACACCAGGACTTACTATTTGTTGTGTTGGACTCCAGCGTCCACCTTCTTGAATTGGCATAATTTATGTTCCTTTCAGAGTGTCAACTTAACTTTTCCAAAAGTTATGTTTACTTTATAAATATTGCCAAAAAAGTGGAACACCTAACTATTTATATCCTCTTTAACTTTTTTTCACCGAAAATCGATCTTGCTATACCCATTTTCTTTTTTGATCTCTAGTTGTTGATCAACCATGTCTCTCATTTGATCAAGATGGCTGATAATCCAAATAAACTCAAATTGGTGTTTCAAATATGTAAATAGAGCACCCATCTGTCCCAAATGATCACTATCAGCACATCCAAATCCTTCGTCAATACAAATAATATTGGGTCTAGGTAGATTACTAATATTAATCAAAGCAACTCTGATTGCCAATCCACTCACAAACTTCTCCATACCACTAGCCATTTCAAGAGGCCAACGTTTGTCATCATAAACAATGTTGGTCATGATGTTTTTACCGTCAGTTTGTAGAGTAACACTAAACTCAACAATCTGATGAAGAATATTGTTAACTTCTTTCTCAATCTCTGGCAATGTCTTGGAAATAACATCATATGGAATACCGTCACGACTAATAATTGCGGTATACAACTTGTAAGCTTCATATGAAGACTCCAACTCCTTTACCTTATTCAATTGATCGGTAGTATTCTTATATTGAAGTTCCAACTTACCCTTTTCGGTAGAAGCAGTGAACAACTTTGAATTCACAAACTTAATCTGAGTCTCAATGTCCTTAATAAAGGACTTGTGTTCATCAATTTGATCCAACAACTTCTGATTGTTTTCAATAGTATCCTTATTCTTATAGAAACTATCAATTGCATCAACAATATCCTTCAACTTGTTTTGCAACGTAATCAAATAGTTTTCATCACGTAGTATTGCCGTATTGATAACACCACGCTTCTTTTCCAATTTGACTCTATCATTATTTAGACTCTGACAATTTTTATATCTAGTCTCAATATCACCAAACTCTTCAACTTTAGACTTTAAAGTGTTGTATTCACCAATGATAGTAGTTGCATTGACCTTTTCATTTTCAAGATCTTGTTTGGTTGCAATAGCATCTTTTACGAACACGTTGTTGACGCAGTATTCACAATTAGGGTCATACTTATGTTCTTCAAGCTTCTTGAGTTTGTCAACCTTGGTCTTGATAACATACTTCAATCGTTCAATTTCAGCCTGCTTTGATTCTTCAAGTTTCTTTGCATTCTTATACTCTTGATATGTAGTCTCAATGTTATCACACGCCTTTAGAGAAGAACTCAACTGTGAAATCTCGGAGTCAGTCTCTTCCAACTTGGTCTTATTCTCAGAAATATCCAAAGTGAACTTGTTGACTTTTTCCTCATAATCAATCTTATCTTTTTCAAGAGAAGTGATATCAACATACTTGACCGAATCCAGTTTAACAATATTCTTGCTCAACTGTAACAGTTCATTATTATGTTCATCTTTCTTTAACTCCAAGTTCTTCAACTCAACATTGAAAGAGGCAATGTTTTCTAAGTTGGTATTGATACTACCAGATATGGTAACAAGGTCTGCTTCCAATTGATCTTTACTGATATTCTTCAATAGAGTATTAGTTTCCTTGAAGTTCTCGTTGGCAATATTATAGAGTTGATCAAAGATATTCAATCCCATGAATTGGCACAACAAGTCCTTACGTTCAGTCTGACCAAGATCAATAAAAGATCCAGCCTTACTGTTTTGAACACTCAACACAGTCAAAATAAAGTCATCGTATGTTCCAACATAGTCTCTGATAATATCATTGGTGCTTCTACGAGCTTCACCGTTCAAAGGCACTTCGTTACCATCCTTGTCAATCTTATAGAATTTGACATCTACCTTGACACTACCCTTCTTATCAGCCTTACCTTCACGTTCGATATAATAATCAACACCACTCACTTCAAAATTAAACTTACACTTGAAGCTCATCTTTTGAGTATTAAGAACGTGACCAGCCTTGTATCCCTTACTGAACTTATCGAAGACACAAAATGCCAAAGCATCCATGATACTAGATTTACCACTAGCATTTGGAGCAAACAAACCAATAGTTCCCTTGAGTTTGGTAAAGTCGATATAATTACCTTCACCATAACTAAACATGTTGTCAAATTCAAAGGTCTTTGGCTTCCATCGAATATTCTTTGGAGTCTTATCTTTAGGAATTTGAAGGTTGATATCCTTATTTAGATTCTTGACTTTCTCAATCAAGGCCTTGTCAGTCTTTTTTGAAGTCAGTGTTTCTTCAATTAACTTGTTTTGATAATCAACATTGAAGATGTTATGAATATCAAGAACGTGATTGATCTTGGTAGAACTGTTATCAAATTCATCAATACGAATAAAAGTTGATTCAAGAATCTCACACTTATCCTTAATTTCATTGATAACTTCTTTTACTTGTGAAGGAATAGATTCAAAACACTTGGTTCTGATACGAGCCTTCTTGGGAATATCACTAATATCTGTTACCAACTTACCCTTGTTGATTTCGACAGTATAAAAACCATAGTCGTTTGCCAATTCATAGTGCTTGAACAACTTACGCTTTAGATCCCACAACAAAAATCCATGACCCTTGAGTTCTTCACCATGATTTTGTTGAATCATTGATCCAGCATACACAATAACTGGCTTATTTTCATCCTCGTTGTATTCTTGAAGTATCTGATGTTTGTGAATATCACCCAACATTGCGATGTGGTGACCGTCAAACAAATTATTCATGATGGTTCTGTTGCTGACAGTATAACCAACATCTGTCACGGCATCATTCACAGGTCCGTGGAATAGTGCGATGTGATGATCAGTTTCCACCTTATACCTTGAAGGAATGGTGTAATAGTTGATATACTTATCTGGTTCATCAAATACACTAAAATGATTGAACAAAATATTCTCATATCTAAACACCTCACTAGGCTTTAGATAATACAAATTGGGATGATTCAATGCTTCCACGATGGGAGTCAAACAATCCAATCGTGACTTATTAGCTAATGTAGCATCATGGTTACCAGCAATCAAGATGGTAGGAACTCTATCCGCACAATTCTTCAAGAAGTCACTACCAATTTTGACACACTCTGGACTGAGGTCAGACTTGTTATGGAAAACGTCACCAGTAATAACACAAACCAAACTTGTGTTCTTTTTGAGTTTGTCCAAGACAGTATAAAAACGTTCGAATACAGAGGTATATTCGTCGTGCCTCTTTGTTAGACGAATGTGAATATCAGATACCTGAACCACATTGTCTATACGTTGATCTGTGTTTTTTAATACTATCATATCTTATGTTTAATTTTCAATTTGAATAAATCGCTTTCAGAGATCTTAACACTGGCATCTATGGCTTTCCAAGTATTTTTATGTCCGATTTCGTTTGGATCTTTACCGTTTAACAAAACCAAGTGTGCATCAATTCCATTACAAACCAAGAATTGACAAATATCCAAACTGTTTTTAATCGCATCATTGTCCAACAACACATTGACCCTCGGAGGTTTTTGTGACGACAACTTGGCCTTTAATTTATTAGACAACGTTTTACCAAACAATGGAATCACATTGTATTTTACAGAAAATGCGTCAAACACACCTTCCACTAAAGTTACAGGCTTACTAAAGTCGGTGAACATTTCAAATCCAACAATATCCTTGGTCGAGTCACACAATCTATACTTCATCTTACTTTCATAGATGTCTCGACCACAATAAAAGTTTAGTTCACCCGTTGCAGAATATGACGGAACCACAACTCTGTTTTTGAATTGACCATCAGAACAATATCCGATGTTGTATCGAATCATATCGTAAACCGACAGACCACGTTTGAAACAATAGTTCAAAGCGTGTTTGTGCGTAACATCCGAACTAGCCTTATACAAGGGTTTGAATTCAGACGGAAGTTGTAACTTTTTGATTTCGGATTTGATTGTTTTTGGAGCCTTTATTTTGCACAACGACTCATAGAACTCCGCCGGAGCTTTGATCTTGTTTAGAAGACTCTTGAATCCTTTACCACTAAAATTACAAACCCAACAATGATAATAACCAGTTGTGGTGTTTACGTTTAACTTTCTTTTATAGTGATTACAATTAGGACAAAAAAACATCAACTCCGTTCCGCCCTTTTGGACAGACGGTTTGTGTTTAAACAGTCTTGTAAGTGTATCTATAACAGAAGTCTCTACCATACGTCACTTCAGATACTACACGACGAATCGGAAGATTCAACTTTTTATTTTTCGACATACATTGCGCACACAATTCCATCATACATGTCGCTATTTCGTTCGTCCCAATTTCCCTTCTTATTCTTAACAGTAAACTTGGTGACGTTCGGCATCAATTTTTCCAACTCTTCTTTTACAAACTCTTTTGGTTTGATGCCCTTGACACGACACTTACCAAACAAATGTTTACGCATTGTGGTGACCGATAGAAGATTTACTTTCGTCTTGAAATGTTCTTCAATGATGTAAGCAAATACAGCGTTGTGTCTGGCCAAAGTTATAATAACTTGTTGTGAAGTAAACCCACCGGCAAAACCACTTAGAGCAGCTTCAAGGTTAATATGATCCACCTTTTTTATAAGTGGAACCTTTTCCAATTCTGAAATTACATGAAACGTTTTTTCTTTGGTAGTTTCGAACTTTTTTGTGTCAATAAATCCCGCTTGTTCGATCTTACCGTCAACGTTAAATGCCCATCCAGTTACAGATGTTGAAGAATCTAAACCCAGTATAACCATTAACAATAGATATATTAACGGGTAAACTTGCCATTAATATATTTGTTGGAATTGAATCCCTTCAAATAGATAGAAAGCTGCTTGGATTGATTTCCAGTAGCATCTTTGAACTGAGTAGCTCCAGTTGGAGTATTTGTAACAAAGCCTGGGTCAACGGTATACAACGAATCCTTGATTGAAGATCCTCCGTTCCAGTTTGTAGCAATCTTGTTTACACCATTGGTGATCACTGGACCCAATCTGGTATTATCACTATAATTGAGTGCGCTCTTATTGAAATTCTCAGTGCCAGTTGTTACCTTTGTCAAAAATCCCTTACTAATAGTCCAATCTCTATCAGCAGTGCTACCACCAAGAGACAATTCATTAGATCCTTGAGTCTTTACGTTCTTTTGAACTGGTTGGTAAGCACCACCAGCAGCTTGACCAGACAAATATCTGTCTGCCAAACTCTTGTTTGATGATTCACGGTCAATTATTTTGCTGTCAGATAGAGTTGCCATATGATTTTATGTCGCTTTATATAATAAATATGGTTAGGTGTCCCATTTAACAACAATATTTATTGGAATTTGACCATTGTTTTTTATAGGAGTTGCAATTTTTCCAACTGCTACTAGGTCGGCACCAGCATATAATCCAACCTGTGTAATGTATGGTGCCAAATAAGAACCAGTAGGATCTACAGACGAACTAAAGTTGTAATTGAAGAACTCAGCTTTGATAGTATTTTGACTACCTTTACCAGTTTGTTTATCCAAGAAAGAAATGATGTCGTCATAGTTTTTCCTTCTTGATGTTGGTGTGATATACTGTTGGTAATTTTCAACCGTCAAATTTTCTATAAAGTAGTTCCAGATCATATACGCATCTGCGTAATTTACCATACCATCTTTATTTACATCAAAGTCTTTGGTTGCCAACTCACACTTCAACTCTGGAGTCAATCTATTGTTTGTATAATCAACCATCGAAGAACTGAAGTATCCAAAGATGCTTTCTTGAACATCTCCAGACACCAATACATCCCACCATGATTCAACGTGAGTTGTAGTCAACTTATAGTTAATATATCTCAAAATAATATCCAAATTACTAAAGTCAAATGTCTCTTTGTTGATCACACAATATGGTCCAACATAAGATGCAGTAACTGCAGTTGGATTTGTAGAAATATTAAACTCGCCAGGTTCTACAGTGCAAATGTATTGTTTTTCATGTAGAGTTATTTGACTTTGGTATTCTCCGTAAATATAGTCATCCAATTGTTGTAATGGATTCTTCAATATATCAGACAATATACTACCAGTATTATTGACCACAAACTTATTGTAACTATAAAATATGTTACCTATATTTGGATTGGTTTGAAGATCACCAAAATCATAAATAAACGCTCTACCAAATACTGAATCTGTGACATTTGAATCTTGTTCCATCACAAGCACAATTGACCCACTATCAGTTGCGTTTAAGTTGTTACCATCACAACCACAGATTTCATCTTCCATTCTGAAATAAAATGAACTGATAGATGGTCCATCTGAGTTACATGTAAACAAACCACTGCCGCTTTGTTCAGCTGCATATGGTTCTGACAAATACAAATCATCATTCAAAGGTGCTGGTGAACCAATTACCAAATTTAAATCTGATAATGCTACTGAGGCACCAAATGCGGTAAAACTTTCGTCTAACTTTTTTCTGTATCCGATTGGTGTGGTTGTTGCCATCTTCAACGTCAAATTATTATCACATGACCCCGTAGAAATCTTGTATAACATTGCTTGACCGTTGAATGTGCTAGCACCAAAGTCGTTCGTTTCAAAGTTGATATTGTATCTGTTTACCGACGAAGATAGATACAAACTAGAGAATGGAAAATATGGTTTTGGAGAACCAGCAAGAACATAATGACCGTTTATGTCAACACTGTATCCAAACATATTGTCTTTGAACGTATTTGTGTCACCGTAGATCTTCTCCAATAGAACATATTGTTTGGTTCCAACAGCAGGTATGTTGTAATAATAAATTGCACCACGTTGTCTCAACGGTTGAGAACCAGTCAATGCCATCGAACTACTGTATTCGTAGTATATCAGATCATTTGGAGCACCAACAATCAGATTATCTTTAGCAATAGCAACTGAATATCCATATCTAGTTATTGACTGACTGATAGGCAACCAGTCAAGATCCCCATCACCTTGCAATTTTAACCACTTTGAAGAAGTATCTTGTGTTAGAGTTTGAGTAAGTTCCCAACTTCCATTAATCAGATCACCCTCTCTAAAATATACAAAGACTTTGCTACCTGTTTGTGGAGCAGATGCTATTACCAATCTATCTTCATTGTATTTATCAATATAAACCGATGATCCAAAATACAAATCAGCACCATTTGATGATGAAATAGTTTGGTAGTATGTGTAATAACCACATCCAGATCCAGTATACAAATAGATGTCAACGGCACCTCTGTTGGAATTTCTGAATGGAGAACTTATTGCCAAAAAGTTGTTTGTCACGGCAACCGCACGACCAAATCCTTCAGCTGCCGATCCGGTAACTCCACAAAATGGACTGTTTGGCAAAGAAAATAAACTGTCATTTTCTACTGAACAAGACCCCGTTGATGCTTCATCGTAAATTTTGTATATGTCTACGGTTGCATAATTTTGATCAATACTAGCAATACTTTGACTAAAAGCAATGTCTGATATTACCAAGAATCTTTCGCATATTGCCAAAGCAGAACCATAAGACGTTTGTTTTTGTATTACAGTTCCGTCTTCCAATATCAAAAAGTCACAGGCTAATGAATTATCAGCCAAAGACCCACTTTCATATCTTAATGATGCTGTATAGGCAGAACTTGCACTTTGTTCTGTATAATATGATAGTAGTTCACCGTGGTCGAGAGGACTGCCTCGTCTATAGGTCTTTGCAAAAGAATAATTGGTAGTGAACCTGTTTTTTTGATAAACCAACACTTCACCGAGTCTTGCAAACCCCTCATTACAAGAATATGGCTTTGAATTGGTATTTGAAACCGCTATGTAGTTACCGTTTGTAACCACATGTTGGCCAAAGTTCTCATTATAGATGTTTAACAGATTCGACATTTACTATAAATATTGAGTAAACATGAAATTCAATCATGTTCTTACAAAATGATAATCCGCATCTGGACCATTACCACAGAAGTATTTGTGTGGATTATCTACCAAAGTGAATCCCAGTGATTGAATAAACGGTATAGAATCGTTCACTTGTATAGCTCCAATATTATATTCAACATGTTGCAGTTCAACGATCAAGTGATTTACGGTCTTGAGTGTATTTTCCATACCCCTCAAAATATCCAATTCAGCACCTTGAACGTCAATCTTTACAAAGTCTGGAAGTAAAAATCCTTTTTCTTTGACTATACTATCAATTGATCGGGTCTTTCTTTTCTTACCAGATGCGTCACTATAGATCTTTTCGGCCGCCGGTGAATACTTTACATTCTCCCGATAATATGAATTGCCACCCAAACACACTGGATCTTCATAAAATGTCACTTCTTTACCATCTGTATCGCTAAACACTCCCAAAGCATAATCTGCGTTGAACTCTTTATAGAACTCCTCAACTTCCAACACTGCTTCGAACGCGTAATATTTTGCGTTTGGCCACACTTTTTTTGCTTCTTTGGTCCAATGCAAAGCAGCAGACCCAATATCATAAATTACAGTTGGAGTGTAATTAATTTTGTTTAAATAATCAATGTGAGGTTTTGGAATACTCACATCATTATGAAGTCTACGATAATAATCTGTATAATTAGACATTGGTTAAATTGTTTATGAATGTTTCCCACATAGATCCAACCGTGTTAATACCAAATCTACCTAATATGTAATTGGCTCCTTCTGATTGAATTTTGTTCTTTAACGTAGGATCTTGTTCTAGTTTTTTTACCACTTCGACAATCTTTTCAGGTGTATTAAATATACCCACTTCATCTCGACTCAATGGTTCTGAATTCATCTTATCAAAATTAGCACCATTAGGAGCATCCGCCCAAGCACAATATTCTCCAAAATACTCAGGCAAAGCACCGAGTGGATATGTTACGACAGTAGTTCCCAACGCAATCGCTTCTGCAACAACACACGAAAATGTGTCTTTATGAACATCTTTGTAAGGAGTGTATAGTGGATACAAAAAATACTCACTTTCAGCAATGTGTTTAAACAGTGTAGATTTGTCAACACCATTGTGTAAATTAAACCATGGATCATTGTGTGCGTGTATACACATCAAATAATCAAATGCGTGAAATTGTGAATCGGGGTAACCAAGTTGGCGAACTGCGTCCACAGCAACATTACCGCCTCTAGCCCAAGCAGCATGAAAAATAAACTTGTGTTTTTTCTTCACAATGTTCTTGGATAAAGTTTCACGAATAATATCTTCGGCCACTGGATTTGGTATCAAAGTAGTAGCTAATCGGTTTGTAAATATTTTTGCTCTTTCTACAACCAACGAGGTCATTTTCTTTTCCCACTCAGATATGTGAACAAAACCCAAAGATAAATTGTTGTCCTTGCAATATTGACCCACTTCGTCAATACCATAAATCCACTGCATATGAGACCAATATATTACAGATTTGGTAACCTTTATTGGTAATTTTTTGTAATCATGATACCACAACGTATTGACCAAAATATCAAACTCTTTGTTTTCTATTCCATCAAACAACATGTTACAATATTTTACTCCACGAATTTCTTTTCCAGAAACAAACTCTATTCCTTGAGATCTAAGTTTTTGTTCTATTGGTTTTTCCAACATTTCAGTTGCAAAAACAACATCGTGTCCTTTGCTTGCCAAATACTCCGCTACCAAAATTGTGCTGGTGTCAGTGCCACTAGCACCGCCGCCTCCATAACGAATAGTTTCTCCGTTTAGATAGTTACTACGTCTACTGTTACCTATAACCGTAAATACTATTCTCATATATTCTTTTCGTATCGTGGAGTCCATCCAGATTTGGTGTGACCATACATGACCAACTTATCAGGTTTATTTTCACTCACAAACTTAGCCGTGTGAGTGGTTTGTGTATAGTTAAACACGTTTGGATTCTCACTTGGTTTGAAATCAACTCTGTGTAAATTGTTACCAAACTTATCAATAATACCTAACGTGATAAATTCGTATCCATCTAATGCATTGTTCTTGAAAAACTCAACGTCCCAATTTACCACAATGTTGTAATTTTCCATGGTAAACTGTTCTTCCCATACACCTGGATTGGGTGGTTCGTTAACCTTTAAAGTGTATCCTTGAATTCTACACTTCTTAAAGTCAAACCCAAACGCTACTTCGTAGTCACGGAGAGTTCGTTCAGTTCCCAACCCATAAACGCCAAATGGAATATTGTGATTCTCTTGACCAAACAACTGTCTTACTAGATTACGTGACAATACATCACGTTCACCACTGGTAACCTTGATCTGTTCTGTCTTGTGTCCATGATCATCCCAATGTTTGACACGATAATTTCTGGTATACTCATGCCACATAATCATTCTGTATGGAGAAAAGAAATCATATCCATGACTATAAGCTCTGAGACTCATAGAGGTTTCTTCTGTGTAACCACCAAAATAAACTCTTGGGTCATACTGAACTTCCTCACAGAACTTACCTTGTGTAAAAATAAAATGTCCAGACAATGTTCTTGCACGAATAACTTTGGTTCTTGACTTGTAGTCTTGTATAAACCAAGGCATGCTCATCAACAACTTGTCATAAGAAAACTCATATTGACTCATCAAACAAGGAACTGGATTCCATGTTGACGGATCGTCCTTTGGATTGAATGGTGTGCAGTAAGTTGTAATGATTGGCTTCTTACAATACTCAAGAGCTTGATTATAGTCTTCGATACACATCGCATCCCAGTCTTGAACAAATCTATGATGTGAATCAATTTGTAATGTATACTCTTCGTCCTTCCACAACTTTTGTGTTAGGTTTCTCGCCCATCCCAACCCTTCACTCTTTTGATATTGAACATCCACAACTCTGAACCTAGGATCATTGGTAAATTCTTCCAACGACTCAGTATCATCACGTTGCCAACAAATGCCAAACGTCAGATTTTCTGGATGTCTGGCTTTGTTAATTAGATCTCGGATTGTAGGGACCAACTCTGGGT